GGTAACACTTCCTCGAGATTCGAGCCGCGTACCGCTTGCACGATCTTAGCGCTGAACGTCGGCGGGATCTCAAAGGTATCGAAACCACCCGCAATGCCACGCGCGAAAAAGGCGCGGACGCGATCGAACGATAAGCCGCCCTCGGCCGCCAGGGCGGCGAGCTCGAACCCGCCCTGGACCGCCTGGCCGGTGCCCGGTATCGGTAGCGCCAAAGAAAACGCCTTTTTCGCCCCGGCGCCGGCGTCGCGGATGCTGGCCGCCAGGGTTTCGGGTTTCAGATCACCGGCAAAGAAGTTTTCCAGCGTCGTGTTTAATCGGTCCACCGCGGGCTCGAGATCGCCGACCACGCTCGCCGCGAACTTCCGCACCTTGTTGTCGAGGGTATTAAATACCCTTGTCCACGCATCGTTGTAATCTTCGACGCTCTGCACTTCTTCGGGCGTGAGCCCAAGATTAGCCTTCTTGAAAGTGCGATCAACGTCCCTAAAGATCCCCGCCACGTCCGCCAGCACCACGCCGAGCTTTTTATTGGTCGTCCCCAGCACTTCTTCGACCAGGGCGGCCCGCTTGATCGGATTTTCAATCTTTTGGAGCGCCTGGCCGAATTTTGCCAGGATCGCGACCGGCCCCTTTGCAAATGCCGCGGAAAGATCATCCGCGGATAACCCGAGCTCGGCAAAAACGGCTTTTCCGGGTCCGGTGCCGTCCCGGACGAACGTCACGATCGATTTAGAGAGATTTCCGAAGCCGTCCAGCAACACGTCGAGCTCGACGCCGGTTAATTTGGCCACGCGCTCGAATTTCTGGACTTCCTCGGTCGTGAGACCGAAATTCTTGCCCAACTTGGCCAGCCGGTCCACGTCGGCGCTGGCTTGCGTGAAAATCCGCACGCCGCCGGCCACTGACGCGGTCCCGACCAGGGCGCCGCCGATAACGCCGAATTTTGCCCCGAATCCTTTTAGGAACCCGCCGAATTTGGAGATCCCGGCTTTGGATTGCCGGAGCGAGCGCGACAAGTTGGCATTGTCGCCTTTGATCTTAACGGTAAGATTCTTGTCAGCCATAGATCAGTGCTGCCATTTGTTCGATCTGATCCGCGTCCCGGAGCCACGGTCGCGCCGGCGCCTGGCGCGCGTGCAGGTAGCGCGACCAGGCCAGGAGCTCCCCGTAAGTGATCGCGGCGACCAGGCGGCGCACGTCGATCTCGCCCATATGGAAGGCGAGATCATAGATCAGCCTCCCGGCGCCGCCCGCGGAAAATCCTGATCGAGCTCGGCGTCCTCGCCGCCGGCGTCGCTATCGTCTTTCCCCTCGAGGTTATTGAACTCGAGGATCACCGGCAGGAGCTCCAGGGCCACCGCCATGGGGATCGCTTCCTCTGGCGCGATTGCCGGATTGCCCATGTGGTCAATCACCGACGCGCGGATCAACGCTTCCGGGTCCACCGGCTCGCCGTTGATATAGGGCCAGGTGTCCGCTAACGAGAGCTCCCCGATCGTGACGGTCGCCCCCGTTTTCAAACGGATCTCCCGCGCCCTGGGTTTCCCCAGGAGCGCCGTCAGGCGTGCCATCAGATCGCGCCGGCAGTGTGAACGGGTTTGCCCGCCCAGGTCAGCGTGAACGTCCCGAGCTGGCGATCCTCGAACGGTGCCGGGAAGTTAAAGCTACTGACGAATCCGGAGCCGATCAGCGTCGCCGGCGTCGAGTGTCCCGCGAGCAGCGGCCAGGAAAACGTCACCGATTCCGGATCCACGGTGATCGGAACGCCGCCGGAGCCCTCAATATCCTGTTGATCCTGGAGGTATTCGATATCAACCGATCCCCAGTCTTCCACCTTACCGGGGATCTTGTCCATGTGGGTCGAGCTCATATCGTGATCCGGGATCACCGGGCGCGACACGCCCGAAAAAATCACGCCCAGGATCCGCGGCGTGAACGTGGTCGTGGTAGCAAAAGCAATGGTGATGCCTGTTCCAATTTCTCCACTCATTATTCCATCTCCTAATTTAACGCCTTGCGGCGCGTCGCGCTAAACGCTCGAGCAAGCGACGAAATTCCGCCGGGAATATCACAGCCGCGGCGTGTCGAGCGTGTCTTAATATAATCGGTTCCATCGTCCGGCGCTCGAGAACTTGGATCACCTGGTCGATGGGCAAGCCGTGGCGGTCCCGGTTGCGCCGGCCCGCCGGCGACGGATCGTCATGGTCCGAGCGCCCGGTGCGGTGTTTCGGATTCGGCCGGCGCTTGAATTCGCCCGTGTGGCCGCTCGGCATGGTGGCGGTGAACGTCGGGCGCCACTTCTTGGCGATGGCCGGATCGGCTTTCGCCGTGATCCCCGCCTTGAGCCCCAACCAGATCCGGGTGAAATCAGCCGTGCCGAGGTTGACCCGATCCGGTACAAAATTCTTGAGCCGCCGCCGGAGTGTCTTTTGCTTCACGCCGACCCGCGCCGCGATCTCTTTCACCGACAGACTGACCGCCTTCTTGCCGGCCTTAATGAGCGCCCGGCGATTGGCGCGCGCCTGGTCTTTGTCGAGCTCGCCGAACCAGCGCGACACGCCGGCGAGCTCGGCGGGCGACACACTGACGCCGATGCTCATGCCGGCAAAAGGATCAGTTTGATCGAGCCGCGGCCGTCGGGCTTGCGGCCTTCGATCCTGTAGTCCGTGCCGCGGATGGTGATGGTGGTCGCTTGAGAAACGTCGCGGCTGATATCGTCGTTAAAAATATTGACCGCGGCGGTGACGAACACCGGACCGCCGAGCGCACCGCCGTCGTCGCTTTCGTCCTGGAAAATCCCGAAAAAGGCCCGGCCGCCGATACGCGCCTGGTCGTGATCGCGCGCAATGGCGTCCAGATCTTGGCCGGCGTCAAACGGGCGGCCCATCCTTTCCCCGCTTTGGCTTCGGCGGCGTCGCTTCCATCACGCGCACCACCATCCGATGATCGACCAGGAAACCGCATTGCGGCTCGGCCAGGTCCACCGTGTCGCCGGCGATACACGCCTGGCCGTTGATCGTGCAGGTAGTGAGCACCCGACAGATCCACATCGCGTTATTGCTCACTTGTCGTTGTCCGCCTTCTTGGCGCTGCCTGCGAACTCGATCGCGGCTTTGGTGGTGATCAGGTGCCGGGCGTCTTTGTCGTTGGTCTCGACCACATCACCGGCCTTGTGGGTTTTCTGGTTGACTACCTTCCCCCGTAGAAGTTTGATTTTCATCTGGCTTTCTCCCGAATGGCCGGCGGCCCCGGCCACGAGGCCGCCGGCGGTTGTGGTGGACATGACCACCGCTATTCCTCAAACGTCAGTGCAGAACGCTTCTGCGTGCCGAACGCCCACGTCCACGTCCTGGAACGCGCGCAGCACGATCCCGCCGCTCTTGGCTTTGGTCGCTACGTCCACGTTGATATCGAGCACGCCCCACATGCCTAAGAGCACCTGGGAGAAGGCGCCGAACAACTGGCGATCGGTGGGCATCTGGCTGGTTGCCATGGCCCGGTGCCCGTTGATCTCGCCGTCCTGAAAAACGAACTGACCGGAACCGGCGTCTTTCAACGTCGTTTTCGATCCGCCCATGACCGCCCAAGTGGACATATACACGGCGCCGTCCCGGAGCGCGTTGTCTTCGCCGACGGCGGTTTCGAACGCGACCCATTCCACGAACGTTGGAATGAACGGCGTCACCACATCGGCGATCGCCACGGTGTTGACGCCCGTCGTGCCGATGATCCCTTGCGGCTGATCGGCCGCGCCGGAGCCACTCAAGATCCCCACGTCGATGATCTCGGCCGCGCCGAGTACGAGATCGTTTCGCACGATCTGCTCGACCGCCGGCGTGGACTGTTTCAGCAGCTTGCGGGTAATCGGAACCGGGCCGCTGATCGTCTTTGGCGCGAGGCTGACCGATCCGATCGCGACTTCGGTGTCGGTGCCGTCATCGTCCTCGCCTTCCCACGCGAACGTGGCCAGGCCGGTTTGTTTCGGAATATCCACATCGCCCACCAGGCCCGGCAAGGGGACCGCGCCGGCCGCCAGCGCGACAGAGTTGGCGCGCAAGGCTTCGATGAACGCGGACGCCAGGAGCTCGGTTCCCTTGAGCGCGCCGGCGACGGTGCCGGTGGTGGCCACACCCATGGGTGGCGTTCTCACCAGCATGTCGAGCTCGTGGGCCCGTTTCAGGATGGATGGATCCACGCCCCAGCTTGTCCGTTGCTGCACGTCGTAAGGGACCAGGATCCCGCGCGCCTCCACGTTGAGCTCATCGGCCACGGCGTTGGAGCATTCGATCTCGAACGGCGCGATCTTGCGCGGATCGTTTTCGCTGTCCAGGCCGCGGATGCAGAGCAACGCGCGGATCGCCCGGATGACCGAATAGTCCCGCGCCTGTCCATCCGACATGCCGAGCAACGTGCGCGGCTTATCTTCGGGAAGGCGTGGCGCCAGGGCCGCCGGGTTGAGGCTTTGCAGCATCGGCATAATGTTGGCGCGGAATTGATCCACGCTATGCCCGTCGTTGATCGCCCGCTCGGCCTCGACCACCAGATCGGGCACGTGGCCCCAGGGTTTCGCGGTGGACTGAATGTCGTTAATGCGGGCGCGTTCCGCCTGGCGCAACTTGTCAGCCGCGGCGGGCGCAATGTCGATCACGGCGGCGGGTGCCGGCGTGTCTTTGTTTGTATCTTTCATCGGATCGAATCCTCGAAAATGGATCAGTGTTGGGGAAGCATCGGCGCCGCGGCCGACTCCTACCGACGGATCGGCGGCCACCGTCACAAAAGATAGTTCGTGCGGCTCCCAGTCCGTGGCGCGGAGCGTGTCCGGTTCGCCCTTGTTTTCGGATTTCTCCAGATCGGCTTCGTGGATTTGATAGCCCACGCTGGTTTTCGTCAGTATGCCGTCGGCGATATCCGTTAGCGCTTCCTTTGCTCGCCGGCCTTTGCCCAGCCGCACCACGGCGCGCCCACGCCGATCGGAGTCGATGGAAGCAATCTCGACCACGCCCAGGCGCTTCCCCCGGTCGTGGTTCTCGAGAACACTCGCGCCATCGTTCAGCCGACCAAGACGGATCGATTGAGGCGAATGATCCAGGATTTCATTAAAGTCGTCAGAGAAAAAGCCGCGGCGTAATACCGCCGTCTCGCTCGAGAACGCGATCTCCACGGTGCGAGCGTCCACGTTGACGCTCGCCGCGATCAGATCTGCGTTGCGTTGCAGGTAGCCGAGCTGGTGGCGTTCTTCTGTGCTCATGGTGCTATGCGACCTCGGCCGCTTCCTCTGGTGCGTCAAATTGTAACCCGCCGGGTAGGGTCGGCGCGATCCCGAGCTCCTCGAGTTTCGCCTTGTCCCGCGCGATCTCCTCGAATACTTCATCGGGATCGCGGCCCGACTCGCGGATGATTTCCCGCAGTGAGCGCGTGCGCAATCCCCAGTCGATCGAGTTGGCCTGGCTGTCCTTCACGGGATCCGGCGACTTCCAGCGCCGCGGTTGCCAGGAGGGCGCGTTGAATTTGTCGAAGCCGGCCGCGGGGAGGTTGCCGATCGTGCCCATGGTGAGCCCCCATAGCAACCAATCGGGGAACAGGCGGCGGTAGATCGCTTCTACGAACGCCTGCTGTTGAATCATCCAGCCCTCCCGATCGTCCTGCAATCCGCCGCGAATGCTGGACAAGTTCACGTTTTCAATGTCTTGTCCCAAAAACGGATAGAACACATTGAGGCCGGCGGCCGCACCGCGCAATAGGTGCTTATTGAATTCCGGAAACTCGCCGAGCGGGTAGGTGGGATCCCACTTCTCGAATTCCCAGTCACTCGGCACGACGCGCTGTTCGCCCGGCTCGGCGTCCTGGAGAAGCGCGCCGTCGCCGGTGATCTCATCGAACGGGCCGCCGTCACCCTGCGGCGTTTTCCAGATCCCCAGCTTGCCGGCGCCGACGCGCGCATTGACCAACGCCGCCTCCCGGTAGCCGCCCAGATCGTTGAGCGGCGCCATGGCGGCGTGCCCCCAGATC